TAGGTTTCTCAACATTTATCTTAATATATATACTTGATACGTGTTTATTCAGAGCGAATACAAGCGCAGGCGTTATCGCGCAAGGACTGAACGAAGCAGAGGACTTGTTTAGAAACAAGGTTAAATTTGCGTATGACAAGCTTCCCGATCCCATTCGATTGTCAATCACAGCCACACAAAACACCGCAAGAAAGCTAGAGTTCAGTAACGGCTCAAGCATAAGCGTTGGTACTTCACTGCGTGGTGGTACAAACCAGATATTGCACGTTTCAGAATATGGGAAAATATCAGCGCGTTATCCAGATAAAGCCCGTGAGATAAAGACAGGCGCGCTTAACACGGTTCATACAGACCAGCTTATTTTTATTGAAAGCACAGCAGAAGGACAGCAGGGTGAGTTTTACGACTATGTCCAAATGGCGCGCAGGTTAAAACAAGAGGATAAAGAGCTTACAAGCCTTGACCCGAAAATACATTTCTACCCTTGGTATGATAACAAAGAATACAAGTTAAAGGCTGATGTATCAATTACACGCGAGATGGCGGATTATTTCGATAGCCTGCCCGTTGTGCTAACGCCGGATCAAAAATCATGGTACGTTAAGAAGGCCGAGCAAATGGGCGATGATATGAAGCGTGAGTTCCCCGCAAGCCCTGAAGAAGCGTTCGAGCAATCCATGGAAGGCGCGTACTACACAAAGCAAATGGATCTCGTGCGCAAGAATAAGCAGATAGGGCATGTTCCGTATGAGCCGTCAAAGCCTGTCTATACATTCTGGGATCTAGGACTAAACGACATGATGTGCATATGGTTCTTTCAACACATAGGCAATCAGTACAGATTTATTGACTATTACGAGAATTACGGCGAAGGGCTACAGCATTACGCCAGTTATCTTGCAAGCCTTGGTTATACGTATATCGAGCATGTTTGGCCGCATGATGGAAACAATAGGGATTTATCAACAGGTAAGGAGCGCAGCGAAACAGCGAGGGCGCTTGGTATTAACCCTTTAAAGATTGTACCGCGCACAGTAAGCGTGAACGATGATATACAGCTTGTCAGAAATATACTGCCCCGTTGTTGGTTTGATGCGCGTAAGTGCGACAAGGGGATAAAACATCTTGATAATTATCGCAAAGAATGGGATGATAGGCTGGGCGTTTGGAAAAATAAACCTTTACATGACAGCGCATCTCACGGAGCTGATGCTTTCAGAACGTTTGTAAAGGGGTATAATGAGCGCCAGATAGAATTTTACGATACGTCACTGCCCGCGCAAGCCCAAGGCTACGACATGCTTAACTGGTAAAGGAGTTAAATATGGGTGGTCTTAATCCGTTTTCAAAGCCAAAAATGCCCGCAATAGAGCCGGTAAAAATTCCCACGAAAGAAGAATCCGCAGAAGATATTGCCAAAGCGCAAGAAGAAGAAAAAAAACGCCTTAGAACGCAGCGCGGGCGTGCGGCTACTATTTTAAATAAACCTGAAATAGTCGGGGATGATTCAGGGTTGGCAACAAAGAAACTGTTAGGCGGGTAATATGGGCATCGCGCAGGAACTTATACAAAAGCAACAAAGTATAGAAAACGACAGGGCAACATTTGAGAGCCATTGGCAAGAGGTTGCCGAGCTGGTTCTCCCGCGTTCAAATATCTTCTTTGAGGACAACCACACGCAAGGCGAAAAACGCACGCAGAAGAAGTTTGACGATACAGCAACACTTGCCCTTGAACACGGCGCGGCGGCAATCGAGAGTGTCGTAACCCCACGCGGCCAAAAGTGGCACGGTATCGGCGTAGATGAGAGTTTGGAGAACGATCAAGAAGCACAAGAATGGGGTGATGCTTTACGTGATTTTCTTTTTCGTAAACGATATGGGTCGCGCAGTAATTTCGCGTCACAGATACACGAGTGCTATTTAAGCCTATTGGCCTATGGTAATTGCTGTTTAATCGTCGAGGATATGCTGGACGGTAATATCCGTTATAAGGCAAGCCATATCAAGGAACACTACTTTCTTGAAAACCAATTTGGAACGATTGATACGAACTATAGAAAGTATCAGCTTACGGCAAGGCAGGCGGTACAGAAATTTAAAGACAAAACACCTGAAAAGGTGTTAAAATGTATGGATAAAGAGCCGGGCAAGTTAATAGACTTCCTGCATGTTGTAATGCCTGATGAGGATGGCGATAGTGGCACTAATTATATATCGTATCATGTGTTTCCTGACGATGCTTCTATTCTGGGCATTGGCGGCTTCCGTTCTTTTCCTTATATAATCTCAAGATGGGTAACGACTGCGGGTGAAACATACGGGCGAAGCCCTGCAATGAATCTGTTAAGCGAGATTAAAATGCTTAATCAGATGCGCAAGACTGATTTAAGAGCGCGGCACATGGCGGTAAGTCCGCCTTTGCTTGCGGCAGATCAATCAAGGGTGCGTAAGTTTTCTATGAAGCCCGACGCACTTAATTATGGCACGCTGGACATGAACGGTAATCCGTTGGTTAGGCCATATCAAAACGGCGCGAATATCCCCGCAAGTAATGACGGTATGGAGCAATCACGCGAGTTTATTAATCGCGGTTTCTTTGTAACGCTTTTCCAGATACTTGTTGAAAGCCCCGCAATGACGGCCACAGAAGTATTGCAACGCGCACAAGAAAAAGGGCAGTTACTCACACCGACCGCAGGGCGGCAGATGTCAGAGCTATTAGAGCCAATGATAATGCGCGAAATAAGCATATACGAGGATTACGGCATATTTAACGACGGGCAGTTTTTAAAGATGCCTGAAAGCATTAAACGCACCGAGGGTGATTATAAGATTATTTATACCAATCCTTTGAGCCGTATGCAAAAAGCAGAAGAAGCACTTGGTGTTGAGCGCACTATACAATCAATGCTGCCGTTAGCGCAGATTGATCCGTCTATTCTTGAGCGTGTTGACTGGGGTGAGTACGCTGACTTAATGCGAGAAGCGAACGGTGCGCCTGCGAAGCTATTTAAGACAAAAGAAGAAATGCAGGCGATTGAGCAGCAAAAAGCACAAGCCGCGCAAATGCAACAGTTAATGCAGGCCGCGCCGCAAGTTGCTGGGGCAATTAAGGATGTAGCACAGGCACAGAGTTACGCGAGTGAATAAAAAACAGATTGTTTATAATAAAGTCTTTGGAAGTGAATACGGTAAAGAGGTATTGGCCGATTTGCGGGCAATATGTTATCCGACAAAGCGTTTATCGGACGGGGCAAGGGATAACGAAGGTAAGCTGGATACAAGCCAGATACTTATACACGAAGGACGTAGAGAGGTGTTTCTGCACATAATTGATACAATGAAGATCAATTTTGAAGAAGTTTATAACTATAACTTAGAGGACTATTAAATGGAAAAAGAACTTTACAATGCATTATTGGAATTAAAAGAGGTAGCGAAGATACTAGGCGCGTACCAACATGGGGATAACACACGCGTCCGTACCGCATATGATAACGCGAACAAGGTAATTAATGCGTATGACGCAAAGCCGAAAAGTGAACCAAAGCCAAAGAGCGAGCCAAAAGTTAAAGCAACCAAAAAGGAGAAAAAATAATGACCGAAGAAGCCCCACAGGCGGAAGGACAAGCGCAAGACGCCCCCGAAAGCCAAGGACAAGCGAATGAAACCAAAGCATGGTATGAAAGCAGCGAGGGAATTACGCCCGAAGATGTAGGTTATATTCAAAACAAAGGCTGGCAAGAAGACCCGTTTAAGGCGGTGAAATCCTATCAAGAATTAGAAAAGTTTCGCGGTGCGGATGAAAAAAGCTTAATTAAACTCCCTAAAGACTTCGACGAAGAAGGTGCGCTTGACCCTATTTACGATAGGCTTGGTAGGCCGGAAAGCGCGGATAAGTATGAAATTAAACTCCCCGAAGGTATTCCGATTGACGAGGCGCGATTAAGCGCGTTCAAAGAAGCAGCGCATAAGTTGGGCTTAAATAATAAGCAAGCGGCGGCACTAGCGGATTTAGACGTGCAGTACACATTGCAGCACTTGGAAAAATCAAATGCCGAGGAAAAACAAAAGCAAGAAGCTGAATACGAAGCCCTGAAAAAGGAATGGGGTTCAAACGCGGCGGAGCGTGAAGAATTATCCCGCAGAGGGCTACGCGCAGTATTGCCAAAAGGTGCGAACGCTGACGAGATAATTGGCAAGATTGAACAGGCTATCGGAACGGCAGCAGTGTTAAAGATGTTTGCGAATGTCGGGGATCGTTTAACGCGCGAGGATAAAGTGCATGATAGCGCTGGTGACAGGCCGTTTGGTTATACGCGTGAGCAAGCGGCGGCAGATAAGGCGGCTCTTATGAGTGAGATTAAAGCCGACGCAGGACGACTGGCGGCATATAATAAGGGCGTTGGTTCCGATTATGATAAAATGGCACGTATAAATAAAATACTTGCCAGTTGATTTATTATATAACTTAACGTATTATTGAAAAATCAGATAAGGCGCGTTGCCCCTGATATAAATTGTTTGGGCAAACATAAAATGCCAAGGACGCGCCCCCTTCTTAAGGGATAAGCAAAAAGCCGATTATTTTTTGTTTTAACCTAATATAGGAGGGTATCATGACAGATATTCAAGCCTTACGTACGCAGGAGTACTCAACAAACCTTGAGTTACTTTCGCAACAAAAGACTGCCCGCCTTGCGCCGTACACAGTAGTACAGCAAGCTAGCGGAAATAAAGCGTTCCGTATGATGTCACAAATTGACTCAACGAGCGCGGTACGTCGTACCACAAGTGCAAAACCAGCAATGAACATTGATCTTGTCCATGACGGACGATGGGTTTACCCGTTGATGTCGGACTGGGGCAAGGTTGTAGATGACCTTGACCTATTGCAGACCAATATCTCACCGCAGGGTGCTTATGTTCAATCGGCTGTTGCAGCCCTTAACCGTCAATCAGACGATGACTTTTTGACAGCGTTTTTCGGAACTGCAAAAACAGACGAAACAGGAAGTACCTCAACGACATTCGATAGCAACAACGTAGTTGCTGTTGATGTTGGCGCGGCGTCTGCGACTGGATTAAATGTTGAAAAGCTGCGTGCAGCCAAGAAAATCTTACTTGCGAATGAAGTGGACATTGATATGGAGGATATTTATATCGGTGTAAACGCAGAAGCGCATGATGATCTATTGGCACTCACGCAAATTACAAGCACTGACTTTAATAATGCGGAAGGCCGCCCAACACTTGTTGATGGTAAAGTATCACGCTTTATGGGCATGAACTTTATTCATTGCGAGCGATTACCAACAGATTCTAACTCTTACCGTCGTTTGCCTGTATGGGTTCCGTCCGGTATGGGTAAAGGTGTGTGGAAAACGCAAACAGGTGTTGTTCGTAACCGTCCTGACCTACAAGGCAATCCGATGTACGTTGAGGCTTCCCAAATGGAAGGCTTTACACGTCTTGAAGAAGCCAAGTGCGTCGAGATTAAAATCAGTGAAGCATAGGAGGACTAAATAATGGCTACATATAAAGCAACACACATTACAGCTTTTGACAGCACCCCACCTACAACCGTTAATTCACGGTTGCATGGCGGTGTGAAGAAAGTGTTTGTAGATACGTTTGAACTAGCGGACACGGCAAACGCCGATGACGCGATTGTGTTCAAAATTCCTATCGACGCGATTATTCATTCTGTCAAATTTGCTTGTGACGATCTGGGTACAGCCGGAACAGTGGATATTGGGTTCCATAAAAAGAACACTGATGGCACGTATTCCGCGGTCGATGCAGATGCGATTGCAAACAATATTGATGTAAACGCGGCGGCTGTTTCTCTTACAGAATATCGTTATTCTGTTAAGGGTATCCAGACCGCAACACAGACAGCATGGGAGCTTGCGGGCTTGTCGGCACGTCCAGCGTACGGGGAGTTGTATATCTCTCTTACGACAGACACAGGAACGACAGCAGCCGGTACTGTAACTATGTATGTTGAAATTACTGAATAAGGAGTGGGGGGCAAACGCCCCCTATTTTTTCTATGGCAAGTAAGACGGATATTGTAAATAGAGCCTTTTCAAAACTAGGGCAAACGCGCGTGTCAAATATTGATAACGACACAACAGCAAACGCAATAGCGATGAAAGACATGTACGAGATTATCCGCGATGATATGTTGACAGCGTATCCGTGGAATTTTGCCGTAACAAGAACGCAATTGGCGAAAGATGCCACAGTGCCCGCATGGGGTTATGATAATAGATACACACTACCAAGTGATTTTTTGGCATTATTGGAAATTAAAGATAATCCGCAGTACACATTGGAAACTGACAAGACAAGTGGCGGGCGGTATATATTAACGGACGCGGGGTCTCCGATTTATATTAAATACATTAAGCGCGTGACAAACACAGGCGAGTTTGATCCTCTGTTTGTAGAGGCATTCGCGACAAGATTGGCTTATGAGGGTTGCGAATTTATAACGCAGTCCAATACAAAGAAGGACTTATTGTTTCGGGATTTACAGGTTTCTATCGAGCGTGCGTATGCCAGCGATGCTATTCAAGAAACGCCTGTATTCAGGCAAGAGGATTCATGGATTGTAATACGCAACCAAGATAGTGACGATATAGATTACAACGCGTAAGGGTAGAAATGACAAAAGCAAGCCCTATTCAGACAAACTTTACAGCCGGTGAATGGTCACCCTTGATGCAAGGGCATATCAATATACAAAAATTTGCAGATAGTGCGCAATTAATCCAGAATTTAATATGCTTAAAACAAGGGGCGGTTACGCGCCGCGGCGGTACGCGCTTTGTTAAAGAGGTGAAGAATAGCGCACATAATACAGTTTTAATACCCTTTGAGTTTAATATCGAGCAGGCCTATCAAATAGAAACGGGCGATGAGTATTTCAGGTTTTTTGCCGATAACGCGGTAATTACCGAAAGCGCACAAAATATAACAGGTGTAACGCAGGCCGATCCCGCGGTGTTGACGTATGATGGTGCAGATAATTATACGAACGGAAAAGAGGTTTATATCTCTGGCGTAGCGGGTATGACGGAGCTTAACGGGAAGTTTTATAAAGTAGCAAATGTTGATACGGGTGCAAATACCTTTGAATTACAGGACATTGACGGAAACGATATAGATTCCAGCGCGTATACGGCTTATTCAAGTGGCGGCACGGTTGCGCAAGTGTACGAGATAGCAACGCCGTATCAGCAAGAGGATTTACTTGATAGTAACTACGCGCCTAGCTATCAATACGCGCAAAGTGCAGATGTTCTTTATTTGGTGCATGGGAGTTATACCCCCCGCGCACTAGTAAGGACTTCGAACACAAACTGGACATTAAACGAGATAGAATTTAACGACGGGCCGTATTTACCGGAAAACGATACAGCAACGACATTTACGATAACAAGCGGCACATTAACCGCAAGTAGTACCACGGGAATAAACGGCGGGCAGGGATTTTTAAGTACAGACGTCGGGCGGCTAATAAGAATAAAGGACGGTTCGGACTGGAAGTGGGGTGTAATTGATAGTTATACCAGTACGACGGAAGTTGAGGTAACAAACGGCACATTAAGTGGACATACAACGAGCGCGACAACGTCGTGGCGAATGGGTGTTTATTCTGAAACCACGGGTTATCCGAGGGTGGTTTCCTTCTTTCAAGACAGGATTTTATTTGCAGGGTGTGATTCATACCCTGATAGGTACGATTTAAGCCGCACAGGGGGTTATTCTGATACAGACGTATTCTTTGCACCAAGCGACGCCGATGGTACAGTGACAGATGATGCAGCCATTACAGGCACACTTCAAAGCGGGCGCGTGAATGCCATACAATGGGCGGGGAGTGATTCAAGGGGTTTGTTGTTAGGCACAGCCGAAAAAGAATGGATTGTGCGTCCTGACGCGAATAACGGCGTATTAACCCCTAGTAATTCAAAGGCTGACCCGATTAGCTCCGTTGGTTCGGCGTATATACAACCAGTTGATGCAGAAAGCGGTACGGTATACGTACAACGGGCGCGAAGGAAAATACTTGATATTGTTTATAATATTAACCGCGATGAATTAACCCCGCGTGATTTATCAATCCTTGGTGAGCATTTATCAAGAACGGGGTTGTGTGAGATTAAGGTACAACAAGAGCCTATTAACTGTATCTGGGGGCGTCGTACAGATGGTTTGCTTATCGGGTTTACTTACTATCCTGACGAACAGGTGTTTGCGTTCCACAGGCACCCTATGGGCGGAAGCGGCATAGTGAGATCAATTAGCACCATTCCAAGTAGTGACACCTCAAGGGATGAATTGTGGCTTATTACAGAGCGCACTATAAACGGCACAACACGCAAATACATTGAATACATGGAGCGTTATTACGAAAGCGATATTGATAAAGAGGATGCATTTTGTGTTGACAGCGGATTAACATATGACAGTAGCGCGACGGCAACCGTAACGGGGCTGGATCACTTGGAGGGCGAAACAGTTAAGGTGATGGTTGATGGAAATTCTCACCCTGATTTAACCGTAACCAATGGCACTATAACATTAGCCAATGACCGGACGGGAAGTGTTATTCAGGCAGGGCTTGGCTACACATGGGCTTTAAAGACCTACAAATTAGAGGCCGGTGCGCAAGACGGGACAGCTCAAGGCAAGACAAAGCGCATTACAAACATTGTTGTTCGCCTTTTAAATGCACTAGGGCTTTATTACGGGCCAGATGCAAGCACATATGATGAATACGACTTTAATCAAGGCGCGGAATATGATGAAACATTAGCCCTTTATAGCGGTGATACATTGCCTTTGAAGTTTCCGAATGGATACGATCAAAAGGGCGAGATATATTTACAACATGACGGGGTTTTTCCGATAACGATTTTGGCAATAATGCCGCAAGTGGTGACGCAGGACAGATGATAGTAGTACCGTTTATAACAGCGCATTTAGAAGGGTTTGAGGTAATTAAAGAGCAATATCAGGAATATATAAACGAGGATTTTGCGCATGTCTTGGCAAGCACGATAGCATATAGCGCGGTTGTAGATGATAAGGTTATAGCGGTTGGCGGTTTATTAAGATTAGGATTTGAGCGTTATCAGGCATGGGCATTAATGAGCAACGACACAGCGAAGCACATGGTTGCAATAACAAGGGAAGTCAAAAGATTTTTAGGTATGTTTGACGCGCGAATAGAAATTGCCGTTAAGGATAATTTTAAGGCAGGACATAAATGGGCAGATATGTTAGGATTTAAATGTGAAACACCAAACGGAATGCCCCGCTATGAGCAGGGTGAAACGTATTATTTGTATGCGAGGTATTAGATGGCACAAGCACTACCCTTCATAGCAGCAGCAGCAAGCGCAGCGAGCACGTTTTCGCAAGGCCGTCAACAACAAGCTGTTGCTGATTACAACACGTCTATTGCGCGACAGAATGCACAAATAGCCGAACAACAAACAAAGGCAGAATTGGATGTAGCCGATAGACAGCGCAGACTTAGGCTGGGCGCGAACATTGCCGCGGGCGGTGCGAGCGGTGTAGGACAGCCATTTGATATATTAAGCGATAATGTGGCTCAAGAAACCCTGAACTTACTTACTCTTGAAAGCGAGGGGTTATTAAAGAAAAGAAGTTTCGAGCAGCAAGCCGCGTTAAGTAAGCTACAAAGACCGTCCACGGCGGGGTTGATTATGAGCAGCGTATCGAGTGGTTTAAAGGGGTACGCTGGCGCGGGTGGTTCTTTTGGCGGTGGTAGCGGGTTTGCCACGCCTAGCTCTACAAAATTATCTGCAAATTCTTATAGTTTAGCATCGAAGGGAAGCTTGTACTAATGCCTAAAATTACGCAATACACGCAGCAAAACTTGCCTAATCAGATGATACAGGCAAGCGCGTCAGGTATTGCGCCTAATGCACTTCAAGGCGCAGCCGATCTTGCGAATGTTGTCGGGCAAATAAACACAAAGCTGCAAGAAGTTGAATACTATAAAATGCTTCCGCAAATAGAGTTGGAAAATATACAGCGCAGTCAGGAATTATCACAAGCGGAGATTGATTTATCGCAGGACTATAGCCAAGTTTATAGCCGCGATTTTGAACAGCGCACAGCGTCATTAAATATTCCCCCTGCCATGCAGGAGCGATGGGCGGTTGATAAGGCAAAGTTACAAACGAGTTTTGCGCGGCAAGGCATTCAAGAGCAAGCCAGACGCGCCGGTGTAAAGGCTGAAACAGATTTTGTTCTAGCCCTTAATGATTCTAAGAAATTAGTTAAGATGGATAGTCGTTACATAGGCGCGGCAAAGGAGGCTATAAGGAATCAAATTAACGCTATGCCAGCACTATCCCCGCAGGATAAAGAGGAGCTATTTTTAACAAAAGCCTTGCCTGAATTAGAGGCGGCAGAAATAGAAGGATTAATCGAGAGAGATGCACGAGGTGCGGATAGGGTGCTTACGATTGGTAAGTTCTCAACGGGTAATATTAGTTTTGACGATTTTGCTAATGAATTATTTAGAATAGAAGGTGGTTACGTTGAAGATGATGCGGGTGCGGGACAGACAATATTTGGTATAAATGAAAGTGCGAACAAGGCAGAGTTTGCGCAAATAATGGAATTAGTCAATTCAGGTAAAGAAAAACAAGCTAAAAACTTAGCAAAGCAAGTCGCAAAAAAGAAATATTGGGATGCGATAGATGCGGATAACTTAGACCCTAGATTAGCCTTTATAGCTGCCGATGCTGCTTTTAATCAAGGGGTTGGTGCGGCAAAGGAAATGCTTAAAAAATCAGGCGGGGATATAAATAAATTTATAGAGCTTAGAAAAGAGCGTTACATACAAACAGCGAAAAACCCGCAAAAAGCACAATATTTGAATGGGTGGCTTAATCGTGTTGATGAGATGCAAGCGTTTGCTAGTGGAAGTGTTTTAAGTCCGGAAGTGCTTGCAAAATACAAAGAAGTGGCAAGATCGACAATTGAGATACAGGAGGCGCAAGAGAAGAAAGATTTAATCGCGTCCAGAGAAGCGGATATACAAACAAAAATACAAAATGAGGACAAATTATTAGAATTGTTGGACAGCGCGGAATTATCATTTGATGAAAAAATAGCAAAGGTAAATGAGTTTGATTTAGGTGGTGGAATAAGGGATGAATTTGCCACAGAAGCGAGAGCTTACCTAAAGTCACAAAATGAAATAACGGCGCAAACAAATACGCAAGTAATGGCTGATTTTATAACGCGCATGTATGATGTAAATGCGGCGGCGGAAGACAGCCCACAAGATTATTTACTTGGTGTTTCAAATATAAGGCAGGAAATATTATCGGCTAGGAATAAAGGTGAGCTATCAAAAGATGATGCTGTTAAGTTAAACAATCAGATTAAAACATTAATGTCCGCAAAAATATCAGATGCGACAAAAGAGGTTGCTTATAATTTTTCACGTGAAACAAGAAGTATAATCGAAAACGCATTACCACCTGAATACAGATCGGAAGCAATCAGGGAGTTATTTTATCAAACATACGACCCTGAAACGTCCGGTATAAGAAAAACGAAGCAGGAAAAGAAAACAATACAAGAGGCATATAAGGATAAAGCGTTTGAGGTTATAGATTCAATAAATGCAAAAAGACGGGAGCGTGCGCAAGGTATGGCGCGAAGCCTATCTGTTGGTGGTGACACGCCCGTTGAGGATGTTGAAGCCTTACTTGAAAGAACAGGGTATACGATGAGTGATGTGGAAGAAACCGCAAAAAATAAAAATATTACTACAGAGGCAGTTTTAAACTGGTTGAGAGTTAATGGTTGATATTTTTCAAGATAAAGGTGTAGAGCCTAGCCAAGGTATGCTTTCCACCAACACGCCTGTCGATATATTTGATGATAAAGGTATCACAAATATACCTGTTTATAATATGGGGCAAGATAAGGAAGTAGATGCGGAAATTGACCATAATAAAAACCAATGGGGCGATATAGCCAAGTCCGTATTTACAGAGCGTGAACTTTTAGAGATTAAGTCAAAAGGTACGATTGATTTTTTCGAAGCGGCAAAAAAAGACGCGGATTTACCTTTCTATTCGATAGGTGAGGATGCGTACGACCGGATTAAATTAGCAAACATATCAAAGAAAATTGTAAACAATGAAGAAGTAAGTGACGCGGAAAACGAAGTGCTTATTAGTTATATGCGCAATGAGGCAGAAAAAGCAATTCGTGGTTATTCAATCCGCGGGAAAATAGGTTCAGGATTTGCGCAAGTTCCTGCTTTTATGGTTGAGCTTGCTGCGTTTGGTGGCTTTGGTAAATTTGCGGCGGCTGGTGCGGTTAAGGCTTCAGAAAAAGTATTACAAAAGAGCCTTGGTAAAGTTGCAAAAAAAGTAGTGGCGGCAACAGCAGGAACGGCGGCAATATCTTCGGCACTTGTACCGTTGCAAGCCCCAGCAGAATACGGGCAAAGGCGGTTAAATGAATATATGGCACTTACTGATAAGGGTGAGGTGTTCTTTAGGGAGGCACAGGAAAAACCCTTTACTACCGCATTAAAGGCGGCAGGTACGACAGGTATCGAGGTTGTATCAGAAAAGACTGGCGGCGCAATAAGCGCAGTTGTGACAAAACCAATTGCAAAATTAGCCAGTCCGTATGTGAATAAGGTTGGTAGTGCATTATTTGATAAGCTCTCACCAAAAGTAAAAGACGTTATTTATCGCGCTTACAAGGAAATAAAGCCAACGGCAAAGATGGCGGAGGTTTTTTCGTATGACGGCTGGAATGGCATTATAGAGGAAATAGGTGAAGAACGTATCGGCGATTTGATGCGCGTTGCTTTAGACTTAGACGAGCAAGAAGGCTATTCGATAGATCAGGTGATGAAAGCCCTTTATCCGGGTGCAGAGCAGTTGTTGGTTGAAGCAGGTGTAATGACTTTAATAGGCACGACACGGAGCGCGACTAACGGCACAGCGTCATTTGTAAGTAAGGCGGCAGAAAAAAAACTTGGCTTAAGTAAATCACAATCAGAGGACATGATTAAGTCTTTATCGCAAACAGAGATTGACGGCTTGTTTAAAGATTTAAGTAAAGAGCAGGTAACAACACAGCTAAAAAAGATAGAGGGCGCGGCTTTTGAATTAGCGAAGGGGCAAAATATTACAGAGGATGAATCCCGCGCTTGGTCAAAATTAATGGCTGGTAATTCCCTGTGGGGAGCGGTGAATTATAATATATCGCCTGAAAAATACTGGAAAGATTTACAGATAGGTATTGAAAATTATAAGGGGTTGCCGCGTTCTCAAAAAGAAATACAAGAGATATTGAATTTTGAGCCTGATTATACGGGTGGTGCAGAGTTTCCGTTCCAAGAAAAAATAAACGAATTAAGGACGTATCAACAAAAGCTAGAAAAACAACACGCGCGACAAAAGAAAGCTATGGAAAAGGCGGTGGCAGAAGGTAGGAAGTACAGACCTAGAACACAAAAAGCAACGAGTCCTATTTTAAAATACTTGAATAGTAAGGGCGGCGTTTTAATCGGCTCTGAATTAGCATCCGAATTAGAGGTTATGGGTATAACGCCAAAGACGGACCCTTGGTTGTTTAGGAAAAAAGGCGTAAGGGTTGCTACAGGTCAAGGGGTTCAGGTGATTGAGCCTTTATCTTCCTTAGATACTATTGATAAAGACGATATAAACAGCTTTGTGGGGCAATATTTTGAGAATGACAAAACGCATGAGGGCGATGATAGCGGTTATTATGTAGGTAGAGACGCTTTACTTAATGCTATTGACAAAGAGGTGCGCGGCGGTAAACAAGGGGATTTGCTTGATGAAAGTATGGACTCTTGGTTCGATGATGCTTTGCGTTATTTAGATATGGCTGGTGTTAGCCTTGAAAATACGGATGAAGAAATAAACGCGGCTTTGATGGCATTTGAGCGCGGTGATAAATTGTTTCAAAGCGAAGCGCAGGCTGACTTCTTGCAATCAGCCCTTATCCGCGAAGCGCAAAACTTGAAACAAGAGAAGGGAAGCGGTGAGCAGTTCCTTGCCATGCTTCGCAAAACATCCGGCATAAAAGAAGAAGAAATCGCGTGGACGGGGCTTGATGAATACTTAAAAGGCAAAAAATCCGTCACCAAAAACGAGATCGTTGATTATCTCAATGAAAATCAGGTGCAGATTGAGGAGGTGACACTTGCCATTAGTGAGGGGCGGTTTAACAGGGAAGACTTAGATAATGCAAGCACAAACAGGGGCCTCGCAAACCGCGATTTAATTCAAAAAGCACAAGAGATTGGCTACACACAAGTTGATGCCATGAATCTGCAATTCAAGTTGAGTGATAGTAGACTTGGCGTGTTAGATTTAGAGCCAGAATTACAAGATTATGCACGCGCACTGATAGAAGCTGATCAAGAGTATGACAAAATAAAAGAGGGGCAAACACAAAGCGCGACTAAATTTGCCCAATACACCCTGCCCGGTGGAGATAACTACCGTGAAGTGTTGCTGACGTTGCCGGAGCAATCTTCTATATCAGAAGAAGACTTTTACTTGGAAGCGGGATACCCAAAAGAAAAATTTGATGCTTTGTCAGATGCAAAGAAAGAATCTCTGCGGAAACTATATGAAAGCCGTATTTCAAGGGAGTCTTCAAAAACAAGTTTCAAATCCTCCCACTTCGACCAAGCCAACATATTAGCCCATGTGCGCCTGAACGATCGTGTTGATGCGGAAGGTAAGAAGGTTCTGTTTGTTGAGGAAATACAGTCCGACTGGCATCAAACTGGACGGAAAAAGGGGTATAAAGGCGTATTAGATGAAAAAGATTTTGATGCGTGGATACAAAAAAACCGTGGTAAAGACGATCCGCTTAATTTAGAGGATGCAAAACAAAGACCTGATTATCAAGAATTTGTTGATGCATATCTTAATGAACAAGATAGCGCTGTCCCCGATGCCCCCTTTAAGAAAAGCTGGCATGAAATGGCCTTCCGCCGTATCGCGCAAATGGCGGCGCAGAACGGATACGATGCGGTTGCGTGGACACCGGGCGAAGTGCAAAACGAGCGTTATGATCTGTCGAAGCAGGTGGATAAAATCGTCGTTCCGATGGTGAATGAAAACAGCCGTTCGGTT